TCATTCCGTAGAATAAGTCACCAATGATATTTTTAATCTTAGCCTCCGTTAAGGTAGAGTAAGAATCTTTATTTACGATTTGCTCTAAAAGACCAGGACCAACAACAACTGGTTGTCCGTTTTCATCTTTCATAGCAGTTTTACCTGTAGAGTCATAAGTTTTTTGACCGTACCAGTAGTACATTTCACACTCTTCTTTGAAGTTAAGCATGTGTTGATATTCTTCGTAGTCCATCCAAAGTTTTGTAGAACCTCCACCTCGCTTAGGAAGTGTAAATTCAGCTACAAAGTCTTTAGCATTACCAGACATGTGGTATGATTTACGAATAGTACCAATCTTGTTACGAACCTTACCAGGAACTTCCCAGTTAGATGCATTACCACGAGAGAAGTCAACTCCTACAGGCGCATACATTTGAGCCCAAAGATCTCCAATTTCACCTGCTGTAATTGTAGCTGATGGATCTGGATTTATTTGTTGTACTTGGTAACGATAATTAGAACCTACTGCTTCTGGAGCAGCCATAATTCGTACTTGTTCTCCGTGTTGATTTACTAATACGTAATCTTTAATAAACCATTTATCAGCAAATTCTAAATAAAAATTAGAACCTGCACCATGTGCTTTTGCGAGAGGTCTAGTAGTCAACCTGTGAGTCTTAACACGATATTCATATTCAAATCTATCAATAGATTTAACATTTCCTACACCCTCAGTTAAAAATGAAAGCGGAAAACGCTTATCTTCTTTACCAGCTAGGTGTGTTATTATCGGTGACAATTCAGTTGGCTTAGACATCATAGCATTTGCAAGACTGTTCATATCAGTCATTTGCGAATCATTGTAGAAATTCTTTCTAACACTGATGTTGTTTCCGTTTACTGCCATTTTTAATTAATTTATATATGCAAAGTTTAAATATTGCCGTTATTAAATACTAAGATCTAAATCATCTACATTAAACTTAGTAGTTCTTCTTGTAGCTTTTTTAGCGCTTTTAATAGACTCCTGTCTACCTGAAAGCTTTTCTCTTAGTGTTCTTGCACTCTGAGTTTTTGCTTTTGAGTTTATTAACCCTTTTAAATCAAACCCTTTGTACATTAAATAGTCAATCGCAAGTTTTACATCAATGTCTGCTTCCGAATGATCTATATCGCGTTGAGTTAATCCATCTTGATTCACAGGTTTAGAGATGTAGTTAAAAAACTTATTTTTTTCTCTCTGAGGTATAGAAATACCTGCTAAATCCTGTGACTCTTCTATCTTTCCTGCAATGCCATCCCAAAACTGCGTTTTCTCTTTTTGCGATTCTATGTTTTGTTGACGTTGCTCTTCATACATCTCTTCACGTTGTTGCTGTTGGTACTTTCCTAAAGCTGCCTTGGCCGCATCTGCCTTTTTATAAAGTTTACCAGTATCTTCGTAATCTTCTAGTAACTCATTTATAAATTCTTTATCATGACCTTTTAATTCAAAATAATTTGAAAGAATAACTTTCTGTGACGCTGCGTCATCTTCTTCTAAATTAAATTTTTCATAATCCATATTAGGATCATGAGCTGTCATAAATTGTTGAGATTCTCCTCCTTGTAACACATACTCTAAGTGTTGTTTTACTAAAGGAAAGTTCTCTAAAACATTATCAATCCTTTCATCAGCCATTTGGGATGCAATATCTTTTGTCATTGCAGCTAATCCTTCGGGAGTATCTTCGTACTCTTCTTCAGGGTCATACCCTAGCTTATCTAAAACTTCAGAAACTACAGTAGCATTACCTTCTTCATCTTCTTCATCTTCTTCTTCTTCTTCCTCCTCCTCTTCTTCAGGTATATCCGGATCTATACCATCTAAAACATTTTCTTCTTCTGTTTCTTCTGTTTCTTCTGTTTCTTCGACTTGTTCAGGCTCTGGAGCTTCCGGGTCTTCAGGCTCCGCCATTGGTAAATCTAGGCCATCTGTTATTGCGTCTGCAGTATCTCCTGCAACTACATCGTCTATAGTGATGTCGTCTAGCGCAATTTCATCGTGTTCTTCACTCATATTCTTGGTTTTTATGTTAACAAAAATAGATAATATAAGTAATACTTTTACATATTACTTATTTTTTTGATTTTTTATTATTATATAGCACTTTAGGTCCTCCATGCATTCTTAAAAGCGGTGAAAGATCTTTTAGCTTATTATAATCACGTTGTACGTGCGGATCTTTTTTAGTAGTAAGGTCGTCTAATATTTTACCTTTATACTCTCTAGATTCCTTGTTAAAATATTTAGAAAATTCAGTATTGCTGTAAATATCAACACCTCTAGCTTTTAATTTATTTAATTTCTTTCTTGTTCTATTAGGCCCCCAATTATAAGCTAATAATGCTTTAGCTGTTTTAACTTCGTCTGAGCCTTTATTCCATTCTCTGTTAAATAAATTTTCCATGTACTTTTCTTGAATGTGCTGTGAAATAGAAAACCCATCCGCACCAGTAAGATCCTTCATTTTAACATCATTGCCTACCCAACCTTTATCTTTTGCATATTGCAATGTATCTGGCATTATTTGCGCAGAGCCTATAGCTCCTGCTTTACTTTTAGCATTAGTATTAAAACCAGACTCAACAAATCTTTGCTTTTGTAACATCAATGGCCACTCTTCTTCTAGCTTAGCATCTGATTCTGTTAAAGGTTTAGGAGCTTTAGATTTTGGTCCACCTGTTTTATATTCAGGTCTAGGATACTTAGGTAGTTTCCAGCTGCCTTCTGCAAATTTTATTGCCTCTTTTTCAGTATCAAACTGTATACCTTCTCCAGCATTCATCGCGTCTCTAAAAGATTGCGGCTGATAATTTGCATAAGGAGCTTTTTTATTTGTTATAGAAGGCACAACATAATATTTTCCATCAGCTTCATACGTTGTCGCTAAATGCGTAGAATGCGAGTTTTCTTTTTGACCTTCAAAATACTCACCTTGTGCAGGGCGCATCATTCTAAACTTTCTGGCTTTATCTGCGTTAGATGGAGGATCTTTTTTACCGCCTGTTTCATATTCACCAGGCTGTATAGTTTGACCATGACTTGTTCCAGCCATTTGATTTAATCCTACTCCTGTTGAGCCAGGTTCAATTAAAGATCCCATCTCATCATACACTCGTGGTATAGTTTGAGCAGGGGGAGGGCCCACAGGAGTCTGCGGTATTTGTGATTGTTGTTCAGACTGGGGCGCTTCCTCTGTAGTAGATTGCAAAGCTTGTTGCTCAGCAGTTTCTATAGCTTTGTATGCAGGGCCTTCTATTTGCCCTGCAATTGATTGTTTAATAATATTAAATTTCTCTTCACTACTTAGCATTCTTCGACTCTTTCTTAGCTGCTGCTTTTAATTTTTTATCTTCGTTTTTAGAATCCTCTTGAATTTTAGTACTGTTTGAAGACTCATTAGCTCTATTTGACCTAGTTTGTTCTGAGGCCTCTCTATCTTTTGTAGAAGCTTCTTTATCTTTTATATCTAGCTCTCTATCTTTAGATTGCTGATCTATTTGATTTTTTTGTTCAGCAACTCCTGCAGATATTTTTGCTACTTCAATTCTATTCTCTCTATCTTTCTCTTGATTCATATTCTCATTCTCTACTTCAGCTTGTTGCTGTTCTAGTTGAGCTTGAGCTTGCTCTTGTTGAGCTTTTTGCTGTGCTTGCTCTAATTCTTGTTGTTGAACTTCTGCAGCTTTAATTTTAGATTTAATTTGAGTAAAACTCTTAGCATCTAACATTTCTAACACAGCTGAAGCAGGTAATCCGTTTTGAACCATTGATTGTCCAAGTTGTTTAGCTACTTCTATTCTTTCTGATTCATCTCCAGAGTCAGTAACCCAAATACCATATTCAGATTCCATATGCTCCATACTATCTACATCTAAATACTCTAAAGTTCCATCAGGCATAATAAAAGAAGATTTTTTACCAGTGATCCACGCTTCCTTAGAGTAATCTAAAAGAGCTTGTAAATCCCGTTGCTCCATTCTGTTAAATTTACGGAACAAATCTTCTGTAATATGAGAAGACTGGATTATAGCTTGCTGAGACGTAGATTTTCCTTCATAAGCTCCAACTTGCCCTTGACGTTGTCTATTAACCCCAGAAAGCTTCTCCCACTCTTCCATGATAGAATTTAACAGTACTATATACTGCTCAATAGTTTTAATTGACATATCTAGCACAGATTGATGCTGTGGAGATAAGGTTACCCCTTCTTTATTATAATCTACCCATGCAATACCTGTACCTTCTACATAATACATGAATTTATCCATGTCCCACTTTT